AGACAGTGATCGGTGTGCGCCTTCGGCCTGAGACCTCGACCCGCCATCTGCACGTAGAGGCTCGGCGAGAGCGTGGGGCGGAGCATGGCGATCAGGTCGATGTTCGGCGCGTCGAATCCCGTCGTGAGCACGTTCGCGTTCGTGAGGGCGCGCAGCTCGCCGCGCTTAAACGCCGCAAGGACGCGTTGACGCTCGGCCTTCGGCGTCTCGCCTGTCACGCAGGCCGCGGGCACGCCTTCGGCCTGTAGCGCGTCGCAAACGTGGCGAGCGTGCTCGACGCCACAGCAGAAGAAGAGCCATGAGCGGCGCTCACCTGCGAGCGCAAGAACTTCACGCACGACGGCGGCGTTCTTGTCGGCAGTGTCGACGGCGGCCTGAAGCTCGCTCTCGATGTACTCGCCGCCGCGCTTGTGCACGCCTGCCGTGTCGAGCTTCGCCTGCGTGACCTTCGAGCGCAGCGGGGCAAGGTGGCGCTTGTGCACCAGCTCCTCGATGCTCACCGGTTCGATGAGGTCGGCGAAGAGCGCGGGTTCGTCGGTGATGAGTCCGTGCCCGAGGCGGTAAGGCGTCGCGGTGAGCCCGACGACGCGGAGCTTCGGGTTGATGCGCACGAGGTCGGCGATGAACGTGCGGTATCCGCCCTCGTCCTTGTGGCTCACCAGGTGGCACTCGTCGATGATCACGAGGTCGACGTGACCGACTTCGGCAGCACGCTTCCGAATCGACTGGATGCCCGCGAACGTGATGGGTTCTCCGAGTTCCTTCCGTCCGATGCTCGCCGAGTAGATGCCCATCGGCGCGCCGGGCCAGTGTTGCCTCATTTTCTCGGCGTTTTGCTCTATGAGCTCCTTAACGTGCGTGAGCATCAGCACGCGCGTCTCCGGCCAGCTCGTGAGCGCGTCGCGGCAGAGCGCGGCGACGATGTGGCTCTTCCCCGCGCCCGTAGGGAGCACGAGGCACGGGTGCCCGCTCGGGTGCGACTCGAACCAGGCGTAAAGCTGGTCGATGGCGCGTTGTTGGTACTCGCGGAGAGTGACGCTCACGCGAGAATCCTTCCGCCAAACTTCGTGCGCAGCCGCACCACGTCGGGGTCGACGCACGCCTTCGGATTCGCGACGATCTCCGACGACGAGAAGCCGTCGGGGCCGTTGACGACTTCGGCGCCATCGATGACGAAGACGGGCGAGCCGTTGTCGTTCATGTAGGCCATGAGCCACGGCACGAGGTCGAAGTGAAGCGCATGGCACTCGTGCGCCTCGCGTTGCCAGTCGGTCGGGATGACGTTCTCGCCGTGTCGAGCGCACGTCCACGTCGACTCGGGCGTGGCGGTCGAGTGCGCGCAGGTGCGGCAATTCACTTCGCGAACCACGCGAGATCCGTGGCAAAGGTCGTGCGCTGAGCACCACTTGCACTCGTACCAAGTCGGATCAGTCGAGATCGGCGGCGGCATCTCGTCTGACGTTGCGATGCGCTGCCCTCGCGCGATGGCGCGCTCTGCGTGCTCGCGGTCGTAGCGCACGCGCTCGGTGTAAATGCGATCGTCGTCTTTGCAGATCGCGACGTAGAGTGCGCGATCGACGCCGGTTCCGCGCATGTAGATTTGCATCTGCGTGAAGTGCTTCGGCTGGCTCTTCTCGACGCCATCCTTCTCGACCGCATCCCACGACTTCTTACTGTGCGTCTTGATCTCGAGCACGTGCGCAGCCTTCGGGGCCTCGGGCACGCCTGCGGTGATGATGCCGTCGATGGACCCGCTGACGTGCGAGCCGAACTCGACGCGCGTTTGATCGGCGCCGGTCGCGCGAACCTTCATGCCGATTGCGCGCAGGTCGTCGACGACCGTCTCTTCTTCGCGGTGCCCGCGACGGAAGACGCGCAGGATGCGACCGTCGAACTTCTCGCGCACGGCCCACCTGAAGCTGAGCCAGAGCTTACGCTCGCACTTCTCGCCGAGCGTGCTCGCGCCCATGTGCGGGCGAAAGCACTCCTTGTGCGACGCGCGCTTTGCCTCGTGCGCTGCGTCGATGAGGGCGGCGATGGTGTTCTGGGGTTCGGGAATCTTCATGGCCTTCTTGCTCTGGCTGGTGCTATCGGAAACAGCGAGGGACGCGGGCGAACGCCTTCCGTCCGCGCCCCTCACTTCTTCGCACTACGTGCGCGTCACTTCGCCCACGGGGGCTTCGGCCCGGCCTTCGCCGGTGCAGCAGCCTTCGCAGCCGCCGGGGCAGGCGGCGCGGAGCCTTCGAGGGCCTTGTGCGCCTGGACTTCGTTTTGCGCGTCGTAGCCGTTGCTCGCTTCGCGCACCTTCAGCTTGACGCTGACGTTGCAGCCGAGGAGCTGGTCAGTGTCGTTGACGCGGGCGAGCCCAGCGCAGCGGCACAGCTCTGCGAGCTGCTCGCGACCGATGGATTCGGCCTTCGGGTTCTCGTTGCGCACGTTGTAGTTCGACCAGACCTTGCGGCCTGCGCCGGACGGCCCGCTGATCGTGTACTCGACGCGGAGATATTGCCCGGTGCCGCTCTTGGTGGCCTTCACCTCTGCGCCGGTGACCGATGCGGTGTACCAGCCGGGGGCGAGCACCTCGTAGCTCTTCTCGGTGGTGGGGACGGAGGATGCGTCGAAATCAAAGGATGCCATGGTGTTCAGTCTTTCTTGAGAGGTGCGGTGATGGAAAACGACGGGCGACCCGGCGTCGTGGTGATGGCGCCGAGAAGCGGCGCGGTGATGGTCGGCGCTGCGGACTTCCAGGCTGCGGCGTTGATGTCGGCGGACCAGCGGAACAGGCTCCCGAGGTGCTCGGAGAGGCCGTGCTCGGCAGCAAGCTCTTGCAGCTTGTCGGCGTCGACCTTGCGGTTCATGCGGCCGACGACCTTGATGGCGTAGCCCTGCTCGGTCTTGGCGTTGGTCGTGCCTTCCTTGCCCTCTTCGAGCGCGAGGAGCTCGACGAGGCGGTCTTCGATCGTCCGTCGACGAGCGACCGCGATCGCCTCGTCGGCCTTCGCGTCGCACCACTGGGCGGACAGCTCGTCCAGTTCGCGGCTCATGGCGTCCCCGCAATCTTGCGGATGACGGCGCCGAGGTCCGGCGACTCCCACGCGTCGAGGCGCCCCGAGCGATCCTTCGCCGTCCAGAGCCCGTCCGGGTGCGCCATGAGGGCGCGTTGCGGCACGCCGTCGCCGTCTTTCTCCACGCGGAGCGCGAGCACTTCGTCGAAGAAATACGGCAATTGCTGACCCGTCTTGTTGCCGGGCATCGATGGCGCGTAGAAGACCTTGCCCATCTCGTCGGTGGACTTCTCCAGCTTTGCGCTCATGTAGACGTGACGGCCGGGCAGGTCGCGAAAGGCGCGGATGAGGTCCGTCATCTGCTCCTGCATGGCGCCGTAGGCTTGGCGCGGGTCCTTCGCTATCTTCTTCTCGTAATTCAACACGACCTCGGCGATCTCGCTGATGGAGTCGACGGCGACCGACTCGAAGCCGCGAGCCTCGTCGGAGCCCGCGAGCCACTCGTACGCCTCGCGCAGCGTCGCCATGCTCGACACCTCAACGTACGGCAGGTCTTCGCCGACGAGCGAGAGGAGCCCCGCCTCGGCCGAGATGATGATGGGATTCGGGAGCGTGCGGATGAGGCTCGTCTTGCCTGCGCCGCTTGCACCGAACACGAGCAGCTTCACGCCGTTCGTGTGGCACTCCTTGGTGCGCTTGATTGAAATGGCCATGTGATTGCTTTCTCCGTCGGTCGGGGAATCCGGTTGACGGGGTGCACCGGCGGGGCATCGAGCTCCGCTCTCCCTCATGGGCGGTGCCGGTGCGACTCAGTAGGCGCCGCGGTCGAACTTGATGCCGCGGGCCGCGCACTCGGCCTCAACGGCGTCGTAAAACGCCTTCATGAGCTGCGCGATGTTGGAGTCGTCCTTGCGGTTCGCAACCGCCTCGCCAGCGGCGCGGCGCGCATCACGAGCGGCAGCGATGGCGGCAACACGAACGGGGAAGAGTTCGGCGGGGGCGGCTTCGAGAATCATCGTTTCGTTCCTCATCGCCTCGGTCGGGTGATTCCGTTTGGGCGATGTTGACGTTCTAGCTTCGTCGCGCTATGTTGTCAACACTGAGTCGTTAAAAAAACGACAGGAGACATGTAAGATGCTGACACTAAAAGAGATTCGCAGCGCACTTGCCGACCGAAGGCTCGACGTAGTGGCCGAAGCGACCGGGCTTCACCCGAACAGCATCGCCAGGATTCGAGATGGGAAGAACGAGAACCCGCGGCACGAGACGGTCGACGCGCTCTCGCGATACCTGACGAAAACCGTGAGGCCCGCTCAGGGCTGCTACATGGCCGAGATTATCGGAGCGGAAGTCGTAAGGCCAGCGGATGACGCTGCCGACCTTGTGGTGACGTATCGGCTTCTCGATTCGAGCAGCGTGCGAAGCGCGGTGTACACCGTGCGAAGCAGCGACCCGAGAAAAGAAGACGGTGGCCGAACTGCGCTTGCCGAGCTTTGTCGATCCATTGGAATCGCCAGGGTTTACGACGTAGAGGAACTCGTCGGCAAGCGGCTCCGCATTTGCTTCTCGGAAGAGATCGTGCACAAGAAGGTGCAAAATGGCTGACCTCACACGCTACTTCGGCGGGCAGCCGTTCGTACCGACCAACGTCGTTCCGCTTCGCCAGCCGGAGGCGCCGGACGTGCAAGCAGCCGACGCGATGCGCGCGGCAGGCATCGAACCGCCGCCGCAGCTACACTTCGACGGGAAGGTGCACCGCTTCTCGACCGACAAGAAGCGCGACAAATCGGGCTGGTACGTCTTCTTTCCCGATGGCATCCCGGCGGGGCGCTTCGGTGACTGGCGCACGGGGCTCGATGTGCCTTGGCGAGCGGAGGCCGGACGCGAGCTTACGGACGCCGACCACATGGCGTACGCGAACCGGATTCGCGAGGCGCAGAAGGCGAGAGACGCGGAGCGCGAGCGAGCGCAAGCCATCGCCGCCGACATGGTGGATTCCATCTGGGCGAGCTGCGCGGGTGCCGACGATGCGCACCCATACCTGACGAGGAAGGGCATCCGGGCGCACGGCCTTCGCATCACCTCCGACGGTCGCCTCGTCGCACCGCTCTACGATGCCGACGGCTCGCTTTCATCGCTCCAGTACATCGACCACGCTGGCGGCAAGCTCTACCATCCCGGCGGAGCAGTCGGCGGGCGCTTCACTGTCATCGGCACGTTCGATGAGCCGGGGCCGCTCTACGTCGCCGAGGGCTTCGCCACCGCAGCCACCGTGCACGAGGTGAGCGGTCGTCCCGTCGTCGTGGCGTACAGCGCGAGCAACATGGTGCCCGTCGTTGGTGTGTGGCGTGAGAAGCTCGGCGCATTTGCGGAGATCGTCATCGTGGCTGACAACGACGCGGGGGGAGTGGGGCAGCGGTACGCCGAGCAAGCATCGGCAAAGCACGGGGCGCGGGTCATCATCCCGCCGGAGCTCGGCGACGCGAACGACTACCGCGCCGCGGGGCACGACCTCGCCTCGCTCCTCGCCCCCGCCCGCGATGAGTGGCTGATTCCCGCCGACGACTTCGCCTCGAAGCCCGCCCCGATCGCGTGGCTCGTCAAGGGTTGGTGGCAAGCTGACGCGCTCATCATGGTGCACGGCCCGAGCGGCGGCGGGAAAACCTTCGTCGTGCTCGACTGGGCGCTTAGGATGGCGGCAGGAATCGACGACTGGCACGGCGCCAAGGTTCGCCCTGGTCCCGTCGTCTACCTCGCAGGAGAGGGTCACCACGGCCTGCGCAGCCGCGTCGCGGCCTGGAAGCAGCACCACGGCGCAAAGCGTCTCGACATGTGGCTCTCGAAGGCCGGGTGCGACCTCAACACGCCGGAAGGCTACCAGCGCGTTGCCGACGCCATCCGGGCGCTGAAGGTGCTTCCGCGCGTCATCATCGTTGACACGCTGCACCGTTTTCTCCGTGGCGACGAGAACAGTGCCCAGGACGCGAAGACGATGCTCGATGCTTGCGCGCGCCTCATGGCCGAGTTCGCTTGCTCCGTCGTGCTCGTGCATCACACCGGCGTCTCTGACGAGGCGCAGCACCGGGCTCGAGGTAGCTCGGCGTGGCGCGGTGCGCTCGACATCGAGATCAGCGTCGTTCCGCCGAAGGGCGACGGCCCCATCGAGATCGTGCAGCGCAAGAGCAAGGACGCCGAACTGGCGAAGCCGATGCACGTCGAGCTCCACCAAGTCGAAATCACGGGGTGGCTCGACGAGGACGGGCAGCCGGTGACGAGTGCCGTCATTGTGGCGGGAGAAGACCCAGGGCCGACGACGAAGCCCGCCAAAAAAGACAGCCGCATCGAGAAGCACCGGAAGACGTTTGAGAACGCCTGGTGGGACTCCGGCGCGGAGACGAGGGACGGTCAGCCGTACATCAGCCGAAGCGCGCTGAAGTCGTACTGGCTCTCCGCCATGGGCGTTTCGGAGTCTAACGCATCGCAGCAAGTGAAGCCGTCGGCCGAGCCAGGGAAGATGGTTCGCGACCTTCTCGACGCTGAACACATCATCGCACATGAAAACGGGTGGTGTACTATGCCGTCAATTCACGCAGATTCGATGATGCTCAGGAAAAATGCACGCTAAAATTATGTGTAGTACTCACGGTACTTCTTGTACTTTTGTACGGCAAGTACATGGGGCAAGGCGTCTACGGGTAGGTACGGTACGTACTCTCTCTCTCTATGAGAGAGAGTAACGTGAGTACCCCGTACGATGCGGAATCTTTTGTACCGTCAAAACAGAGAGAAGGGAGCGCGTCATGGAACGTAAGCGAAGGATGAAAACAAAGAAGCCTGTTCAAGCGGAAGCAGTCGTCAAATATGTCGACCACCACTACGCGGATTTTGACGCCAAGCTACCGCCGTCGTACGGGCTCGAGATGCTTCAGTCGATGAAGAGCCTCGTGCACGAGATCGACAAGCTTTCGAGGAAACACAGCATGGGCATGGCTGATGCCGTCGACGCGGTGTGGCTGGCCGACTTCCTCGAAGCCGTTGTCGAATGCAGGGCTGAGCGATTCAACGCGCGACGTGCTAAGAAAACCGAAGGCGAACAATGAGCAATCGAAACACACCAGCGACGAAGGCCGCGAAGATCGACGCCGTGCTCGCGAACATGTGCAATGGAATGTCCGCGTTCAAAGCCGCTCAGGCTGCGGGCGTTAGCTGGACGGCGTGGAATGAGTGGGTGTCGAATGATGCTGAACTCGCGAATAGGTACGCGCGCGCGCGCGAGAGCCTAATTGAGCGCATGGCGCAAGAGCTCGCCGACATCGCCGACGAGCCGCCGCCGCTTGGTCCTGATGGGAAGGTCGACGGCGGCTGGATCCAGAAGCACCGACTCCAGGTCGACACGCGGAAGTGGCTCCTCTCGAAGCTCGCCCCGCGCAAGTACGGCGAGCGGCTCGAAGTCGC